TGCATTTGCTGGAAAAGGAGTGGCACGAAATCCACACATGGCCGTTCTCTTTCAAGGAACAGGATTTAGAACACACGCATTTAGTTTCAAACTTGTACCATCAAGACAAGAAGAATCAAGAACAATTACAAAAATCATAAGAACTTTTAAACACGCAATGGTGCCTGAGTACATAGAAGCAAATCACTTTTTTAGATATCCTCAACAGTTTCGAATTGAACTAAGCAAACCAGACCACCTTTTCAAATTTCAAACTTGTGTTCTCACAGGATTCAATGTAAACTATCATGGAGAAGGAGCTGCTTTCTATCACTCTCTTGAAAATGGTGAAGAAGCACCTGTTTCCGTTACAGTAGAAATGAACTTTACGGAGACAAGAATTATCACCAAAAAAGAAATAGATGAGGGATTATAATGGCACATTATTTTCGACCCTTTCCAAAGATAGATTATGATCTCAAGAAAAATGGGAAACCAACATCTTTGACAAATATCACTCTTCGTTTTAAAGTCACAGAGGTTCTAAAGAATCAAGCAGTCATCTATTATGATTATCGAACTCAAGATGGTGATAGACCTGATGTGATTGCAGAATTGTACTATCAAGATTCGACTCTTGATTGGTTAATCTTAATGATTAATGATATCATTGACCCACTGTTTGAATTTCCAAAGTCTCAACTTGATTTAGAAAAATCCATTAGGAATAAGTACGGAAGTATTTCAGAGGCTCAAAGAACAATTCATCATTATGAAAAGATATTAAACATACAAAGTGTTTTATCGGATGGTACAGTTATTCCCGAAAGAACGATAAACATAGATCAGACAACATATAATTCTTTGGCAAGTACTGTATTAGAGGGAGAGACAGGATTTGTCAATGTAAGAAGAGAAGTTACTTCTTATCAGTATGAACAAGACCTCAATGATGAAAGAAAAAACATTAAGATTTTAGATGAGGTTTATGTTCCTCAAGTGCTTGCAGCCGTACGAGGTATCTTTGCATAATGAGCAATCGTGAGTATAAACAATTTGGTATTGACGTACAGTCAGTCTCACTTATATCTTATAAGAGAACAGAAGAAACTCTTATTGATATAAAAGGTATGTGTTTTTCAATTTCTTTGTATGAAGATATTATGGGATTTGTATCTATTAATGTTGGTGTTAAAGATGCAATTGGTATCATAGAAAGGTTGCCTTTAATTGGTGACGAAAAAATAGTTATCTCTTATAAGACACCTTCTCTTGATGATTACATTGAAGTAGAATTTGATGTCTATAAACATAGTGTGTTGAATAGAGAATCGGAGAGGACAAGAAGTTACGTTATCTATGGTGTTACTCCCGAAACAAAGATTGACCTTGTTTCAAGTGTTGATGAAGTTTATAAGCTCTCAGGAAGTGAAACTGTCAATTCGATATTTCAATCATTCTTTTCAAGCAAAAAAACTATTCCAAATCCAAAAGAGATTGAAGTAAGTGAAAGTTTTGGAACACAATATTTTTCTGGAAATGGAAGAACACCTTTTTCTTTTATAAAGTATATTGCACAAGAATCTGAATCAGAAAAGTATCCAGCTTCAAACTACAGTTTTTATGAGACTCTTGAAAAAAAATATTATTTTAAAACATTTGATGAGCTTTTAGATGGGGAAGCAGTACAGAATTTCTATTTGTCTGATTCGGGAAAAAAAGAAGATAGAGAAAAAGAAGAATCAGATGCAATTCATCCGTATCAAGTTATAACAGATGTCGGTGTAGAATCAGGAATAAACGGATTGACAAAAACAGTTGCTGGTGGATATAGAAATGCCGTTAAGGTGGTCGATCCTATTTCCAAAACCTTTACTGAAGAAACTTTTGATTATCTTAAAGATACTAAATTAAAACAGTTATCAAAACACAAAATAATTCCAGAAGAAATGTCTTTTTTGAAGGATAACACAGAAAACATTCACACAAGATTGATTCGAGGAGCTGTGTATTCTGAAGATGGGTATATAGGAAGTAATGTCACAGAAGAAACTGATCCACAATACTTCTATCCAAGACGAAGACATCGCTTTGCACATTTAGATGTTGCATCAAGAGCTCTTTTTGATAATATATCAATGAACTGTACAGTATCAGGAGTGAGTGACTTACACGTTGGACAAGTTGTAAATATTTTTATTCCTCAAGAATCAAATGATGAAGAAATGTTGAAAATGTATAATCTATTTTATGGTGGTCAAATAACAACTGGCGGACAGTCAGATGCGAAGTTTCTTGTTACCAAGATTGCACACATTATAAACTTTNATCAAGATTCATATACAACAACATTTACTTGCGTGAAGAATAGTTTTGCAAGTAAGATAGAAACTGAGCCAGAGAGAGTGGGATAATATGCAAGAATATCTTGGAAAAGACGGATTTGTTTGGTGGACAGGAGTTGTTGAAAGTCGATATGATCCTTTACAAATTGGTCGGTGTAAAGTAAGATGTATGGGATGGCACGATGAAGATATTGATAAACTTCCTACAAACGATTTGCCGTGGGCTCAACCATTACAACCTATTACTTCAGCTGCATTAAGTGGTATTGGAACATCCCCGACAGGACTTATTGAAGGTTCGTGGGTTGTTGGATTTTTTATGGATGGAAAACAAGCACAGTTTCCAATCATTATGGGTTCGATTGCTGGTGTATCGGGAGAGGGTGAAGTTATGGGTACNGGGTTTCGTGACCCTACAGGAGTATATCCTCTCAAATCATTTGAAGGAAAACCAGATATTCCTATTCTTTCAAGAGGAGAGTTGGCATCAGATGAAGAAGCTCCAACATATAAAGCAAAACATGATTCACGATTAGAAAATATACCAATTGCACGAGCAAATCGAGTTGACTCTGTTCTTGATACAGGGGACAAAGACGAAAGTTTATTTAAAGAAGATTCCACATACAATGAGCCCTTTCCTCGATACGGAGGACAAGAAGATATACCAGAAGGATTGAACGCATCATCATATCCTTTTAATCATGTTACAAAAACAGAGAGTGGTCATGTCTTTGAGGTTGATGATACTCCAAAGGGAGAAAGATTGCATCGACAACACGCAAAGGGAACATTTGAAGAGATACAGCCTGATGGAACAAGAGTTACAAAGATTGTTGGGGAGAACTATGAGATATGTTTGAATGGCTCCAACATCTATATTAAAGGTGGACAGAATATAACAGTTAGTGGAGATGCAAGGATTCTAACAAAAGGAAATTATGTGCATGAAGTCGAAGGAGACTATATGCTAACTGTTAACGGAGACTATATCAAGAAGGTCAATAAAAATGATGTGAAGGAAGTTAAGAGTGATGTCTCTGTGAATATTGAAGGAAAATCAAGTGAGACTGTTGGAAAAACTGTTACAAACACATATAAAGAAAATCTCTATACAGGAGTCAAAAAGAATACTGATCTTGTAGTCGAAGGAACTTTAAATGAAAAGGTCACTAAAGATGTTACTCTTACTTCGGAGAAGGGTGTCAAAATTATAGCATATGAAAGTATTGATATGGGTGCAGTTAAAAACTTAAATATTGCAGCTGCTCAAAAACTAAATGTAAAAGGTATTGGAGATGTGAAAATTAAAGGAGACACAATTACAATGTCTCAGCCAGATGATACTGTTGTTACAGTCTCGGTCACAGGAACAGTTGATTCATCAGTAGATGTTCTTGGTGGCGATGATGATATCAGTCTTGTGACTCACATACACTCACAACCTGATACGGGCGCAGATGCAACAAGTCAAGGTGATACAGGAGCTCCGAAAAATTCATGAGTATATGCGGTCTAAGTAAAAAATTAGAAGAAGTCTCTGCTCTTGTTGATGGAGTAAAGGGTAAAGTTGAGGAATTGGTTTCAGATGCAACTGAAGGTATTGCAGCTCAAATTGACACTCTCAAGTCACAACTTGACGGCAAGATTGGACAGTTGAAAGGAAAACTTGAGGGACTAATTCCAGAGATTCCTTTTGATGTAGACTTTCCAAATCTACAAGCTGAATTTGGTAATCTTCAAAATGCACTAAAAGACTTAGATGTTGGTAATGCAAGTGCTATCATTGCAAAAATGAAAGTAACCTTTAAGGATGTTGATATTGATATTGATGGACTTGTTGATCAACTTAAACTTGATCTTGGGAATTTTGACCCTTGTAAAAGCATTCCGAATATTAGTATTTCTCTTGATGGGCCTCTCATTAAAGGATTGCCGACAGAGATTCCAATAAAAGAAATTGAAAAACTTACAGCTTCTTTAGAGGATGTAAGTGAAGAAGTTCTCAATAAAGTAGATGGATTGGTAGATGAAACCAAAAAACTTCTTGAAGAAAGAGAAAAACAGTTATTTGATAAGGGTATTGTTATACCAGAGACTATAGTGATAACAACAGCTGTGATGCCTAAATTTGAAAATACTCCAAAAACAGTCTCGCAAAAACCAGAAATAGAACCTAGGCCAGTCGGCGTATTTGGTGATTATGATTCTTACTTTAGTGAGTCTGGATTGAATACGAGTCAATGGGATTATAGGTACAGTAAAACACATAATCCAGATGGAACGAGAAAAGAAACTGTTTCCGTATAAATAGTCAAAATAGAAAGAAGTTTTTTTTATGCCAGCAAAAAGTAAATTAGTTTATTCGGATTTAAATCTCACTTTCGCAAGAAATCCTGTAACAAAAAGACTGTCAGTTTTAAAAGATGCAGATGCGGTAAAACGAGCTTTAAAAAATATTATTCTTACCGATAAACTTGAAAGACCTTATAAACCTCTTCTTGGTGGAAATATAAGGGGATTATTATTTGAAAACTTTGGGCCCATAACAAGTCTACAAGTCAAAGAGAATATAGAAGTAGCAATTAAGAACTATGAACCAAGAGTTAAGATATTAGATGTGAGAGTAGATGCTAATGAAGATCAAAATACTCTTGAAGTCACAATTGAATTTTTTCTTCGTAATCAGACAAATAGAAACACAACAACTATATCCTTAGAAAGAATAAGATAATGGCACTTTCAAATAATGTTCTTAATGTAACAGGATTAGATTTTACGACTATTCGTACAAATCTTGAGTCCTATATCTCAACNCAGACCGATTTTACGGATTACGACTTTGAAGGTTCTACTATTTCGAATCTTCTTGACTTGCTTGCATATAACACATATTATAATGCAATCTATACAAACATGGCTTCAAATGAGATGTTTCTTGATTCTGCACAAGTACGTGCAAATGTTGTTTCGAGAGCAAAGATGTTGGGATACACGCCTACTTCTGCAAGAGGAGCAACGGCTACAGTACAAGTCAACGTCACTCCTCCAAGTCCTACTGATAACGTAACAATACCAAAGAACACGCAATTCAGTGCAACTGTTGATGGAATCACATATCCATTTGTTACTCCACAGGCATACACTATTGGTAAGGTAGGAGTTTCAACTGTTCACTCTGCAAACATTTCAATTACTGAGGGAGAGCCTCTCACACATAGATTTACTGTTGGAACGGCAAATACTCGATATATTCTTCCAAACGAAAAGGTCGATTTAACAAGTCTTGTTGTCTCTGTACAGACAAGTGCATCCAACACAACTGTCATTACACATACAAAAGCAGATGACATTAGTGGTGTCTATGCAAACAGCACTATATACTTTTGTCAAGAAACAGAAGAACAGGAATACGAATTAATCTTCGGAAACGGAGTTATTGGTAAAGCATTGACAACAGGAAATATTATCGTTGCAGATTATCGTGTCTGTAATGGAGAATTGTTGAATGGTGCAGTTGTATTCGTAAAACCAACAAATCTTGGTGGATACACAAACTTCACACATACTACAACAGGGGCTGCAATTAATGGTGCAAATCCAGAATCAATTGATGGTATTAAGTTCAATGCCCCGAAAAACTATCAGACACAGAATCGAGCAGTCTCTACATCAGACTATGAAAGAATTATTGTAAGAGATTTTCCTGATATCAAGTCTCTTCGTGTTTGGGGTGGAGAGAACAATACTCCTCCGACATACGGAAAAATATATGTTGCAGCCAAACCTGTAACATCTCTTTATCTTTCAGAACAGAGAAAGATAATTATCGGGGAAAGACTAAGAAAATATAATGTTGTAGGATTCGAAACAATTTTTGTCGATGCAACATATCTCTATATCAATCCGACAATTGAAGTTCGGTGGAATAGTGACGATACTGTTCTTACAGGACAACAGCTTCGTGAGAATGTTTCAACAGTAGTACAAAACTTTGAGACATCAAATCTTGGACAGTTTAACAATACTCGTTTTCGTATATCAAAGTTTCAGAGATTTATTGATGATACGGATGCATCCATCTTTGGCAATCAGTCAAGTATTCGTATAGAAAAAAGATTCACTCCTTTACTTGATAGACCTTACACATATACATTGAACTTTAACAATGCTTTTGACCTAAGACATCCACATCCTATGGATGGTATCTATGGAATCGTTGAAAGTTCTTCTTTTGGATATGTGAGTGAAGGCACGACATATACTGCTTTCTTTGATGATGATGGAGAGGGTGATATTCAGATTTATTATACTCAAGGTAACGAGAGAATATATCTCGATAAGAAGGCTGGAAGAATAAATTATGATGAGGGACTTATCACACTCGATAATTTCTTACCGATCTCTTACGTTGGTTCTTATATAAGACTATCTGTCAATCCAAGAAAAACAGATATAAGAGCATCAACAAACGAACTCATGTTGTTCGGAGAAGCAAAAATAACAATGGTGGATGAAACCACTGAGTCTGTTCTTGGTGCTACTGCAATTGATACTGAAGGAACAGGACTTTCCACAGGGTCATCTGAAGCAGGGGGTACAATTTTTAGTACCTCGACATCTAGTGCTGGCTCGACATCTAGTGCTGGAAGTAGTACTAGTAGTGGCGGTGGTGGCTATTAATGAGTACCGAATTAAAAATCTCAACTCTTGTTG